GGAGGTGTTCTGAAAGAAATGGGGAAACAATCTCAGAGCAACTGGATATCATTAATACCGCCTTTAAAGTTATCGAAACCATACGTCCCAAACTGGCCTGTAGCCGGTGTGATGTCATCGTTCAGGCACCACTTCCCCCTAAACCGATCGAACGCGGTTATGCCAGTGCAGGGTTACTTGCACGGATCCTGGTCAGCAAATATATGGAACATATCCCTTTATATCGCCAGTCAGAAATATACGCGCGACAGGGCGTGGAGCTGAGCCGTAATACCATGGTGCGCTGGGTATCAGAAATGGCAGACAAACTCCGTCCTCTGTATATAGCGCTGAATGACTATGTTCTGGAGGCAGGAAAGGTGCACGCAGATGACACTCCGGTGAAAGTACTGGCCCCGGGGAACGGAAAGACGAAAACGGGTCGTCTGTGGGTATACGTCAGGGATGATCGTAATGCGGGTTCATCCCTGCCGGCAGCCGTCTGGTTCGCGTATTCGGCAGATCGCAAAGGAGAACATCCGCAGCTCCACCTGGCAAAGTATCAGGGCGTACTGCAGGCTGATGCCTATGCAGGTTATAACGTACTGTACGAAACGGGTCGGGTGAAGGAAGCCGGGTGCCTGGCCCACGCCCGCCGAAAAATCCATGACGAGGATGTGCGCCGTCCGACAGAAATGACTCAGGAAGCGCTCAGACGGATAGCAGAGTTATACGACATAGAAGCGGAGATACGTGGCAGTCCGGCAGAGGAACGGCTTGCAGTCAGAAAAGCCAGAAGCGTCCAGTTGATGCAGTCGTTGTACGACTGGATACAGTTGCAGAGGAAAACGCTGTCGAAACATGCGGAGATGGCGAAGGCGTTCGACTATATCCTGAATCACTGGAATGCGCTGAACGAGTTCTGTCGTGACGGCTGGGTGGAAATAGACAACAACATCGGTGAAAACGCGTTACGATCGGTGGCGGTTGGAAGAAAAAATTATCTCTTTTTCGGCTCAGACAAGGGAGGAGAAAGTGCGGCGATCATCTACAGTCTGCTGGTCACCTGCAAACAGAACGAAGTGGAGCCGGAGGACTGGTTGCGCGAAGTGATCGAGAAGCTCAATGACTGGCCGTCGAACCAAGTGCATGAACTGCTGCCCTGGAACTTCTCGTCTGTAAAATAATCCTTACGCTACGTACTTCTCGGGGCGCTTACCAGCAATCCGTGCTGGACGCATTTAATGGTACAGATGGTGGTCTGCGGGCAAGGGTTGCCTCTGTTGTCTCTGCCGGGCGCTACTATGCCGGCATTTACAAAACCGATCCGGAACATATTGATATTCTGGGCCTTACTGTGAGCCGTGACGGTTCGTCATGGACAACGGCTGTCACTTTCGGGATAGATGAGATTCCGGTTCTGGATGTGTCGGATATCAGTGTGAAACTCCAGGAGGCATAACGTGCAGAATGTGGCTGCCACTGTGCTTGCGCAGTATGCTGCCAGCCCCCGACTCAATGCCCTCATTAACAGCTTTAACGCAGCGCTTTCCCCCGACAGTTTTATCAGTGATTTTTATGGTCTTATCTGGAACATCGATACCGCAGAAAAGTATGGTCTTGATGTCTGGGGAAAGATTGTGGGTGTCAGTCGCCGGCTGACGGTAAAGGACGATTTTAATTACCTGGCTTCAGCGAGTCCAGGATGGACACCCCGGTAATGGATGATCCCTGTCCGTTTAATCAGGCACCGTTTTACAACGGAAAATCGGATACCCGGACTGTTGACCTGTCTGATGCTGTATACCGGCGGCTGATACTGATGAAAGCCATGTCGAACATTACTGACTGTTCCGTTCCGGATATTAACCGGATGCTGAGATTTATGTTCGGAAAAAAACGGCGGGCTTATGTTCTGAATAATGGTGGGCTGAGGATGAGTTACGTCTTTGAGTCCGCGCTCTCGTTGGCAGAACTGGCGATTATCCAGTCGTCGGGTGCACTGCCATCCCCGCCGGGTGTTTATGTTTCAGTAGTTTTAAAGGAGTCCCGTAATGAAGGCCAGTGATAAACCCCGCCAGCTGGCGGTCCCCTTTGCGAGTACCGGAGATAAAAACCGTATCCCGGACAAGGCGACACAGCAGACCAGAGAGAGCGGTAATGCTGCGTATGATTCAGGTTTTCCTCCGGTGACCATGACAGCGGTCTCAGCGGGAGGTATACCGCCACACGGCAAGGATTTTAACGGTCTGATGTACGATATTACCGCAGCAATACGGTTCGCCCAGGCTGGCGGTTTGTACACGTATAATGCCGGTTTTGCGGGGGCCATTGGTGGATATGCAAAAGGAGCCATTCTCGCCGGAGTCGCAACAACAGCGGTCTGGCTGAATACCACAGACGATAACCTGACCGATCCTGAAGGCTCCGACAGTGCGGGCTGGGTAAATCTTCTTGAGGATCCGAAAAGGATATTCCTGCGGCAGAAGAACAATCTGTCAGACCTTCAGAATAAAGGGACGGCACGGGATAATCTTCAGGTTTACAGTAAAGAGCAGTCAGATCAACGCTATGTTCATCGGGAAGGCGATAAAATAACCGGAGAGCTGAAAATCCGTGGTGTTAATGCGCTGAGGATTTTCAACGAAGCTTTTGGCCTGATTTTTCGTCGTTCGGAAGAGTGCCTGCACCTTATTCCCACCAGTGAAGGTCAGGGGGAAAATGGCGATATTGGTCCCCTGCGCCCGTTCACCATTAATTTGCGGACGGGTGAAATATCCATGTCGCATAAAGTGTCTGTTGGCGGTGGTTCGCAGGTCAATGGTGCGCTGGGTATCGGCGTTCAGAACGCCCTGGGGGGGAATTCAATTGTTCTTGGTGATAATGACACCGGATTTAAACAGAATGGAGACGGTATTCTGGATGTTTATGCTAATAGTCAGCGTGTATTCCGCTTTCAGAATGGAGTGGCTATTGCTTTTAAGAATATTCAGGCCGGAACTGCCAGAAAATTCACGTTATCCAGCGCCAACAACTCCACGAAAAATGCAGCGTTTTATTTGTGGGGTAATCCATCCAGGCCTGTTGTTGCAGAGCTTGGTGATGATTCAGGCTGGCATTTTTTCAGCCAGAGAAACCCGGATAACAGCATAGTGTTCACTGTTAACGGACAGGTAATTCCGTTAAATTACGGAAACTTCGATGCCCGCTATAAATATCGAACAGAGGGGGTACAGGATGTACGGTATGGCCATGAAATGTATTACAGCCCCGGCAGTAACACCGTTTCGTGGAGATTTTGCGCACCTTCGGGACACGGGCTGTCAGGGATGGCGATATCGGATACCGGCCGTAACTCAGCGGATAACGTTGACGGTGTGTATTACCGACCACTGCAAAAACTGATTAATGGCACCTGGTATAACGTAGCGAGTATTTAACAATGTTGCATTTAAAAAATATTACTGCGGGTAATCCGAAAACAGCAGAACAATATCAGATGACAAAACGATATTCGGTCTCCTGGCTTTTTTCAGAAGACGGAAAAAACTGGTATGAAGAGCTGAAGAATTTCGCCAGCGACACAATAAAAATAGCTTACACCGGAGATGGTCGCGTGGTGTGGGTCGGTAAGGATGTGACAGGCATCGAGCCACGCAATGCCAGTGTTATTGAAGTTCCTGATATTACCGCTAACCGACGGATTACCGCGCCGGGTTACTGGTTTTACCGCAATGATGAATTTGTCTTTGACTACAGACTCAAAGCGGAAGATGAGCGTGATGCCCTTCTGGCTCAGGTCAGTGCCCGGACAGGGGAATGGGAAGAAGACCTGCTGCTGGGGTTAATCAGCGACGAAGATAAAGAAAAGCTGAAAGCCTGTCGTATTTACGCGAAATCGCTGCAGGCGATGGATTTCAGCACCATCACTGATAAATCCTCATACAACGCCATTGAATGGCCCGCCTCTCCGGAAGGTTCTTCCTGATTTAATTTATCGCGAGAAAAACAATGTCTGTAGTGATATCAGGTGCGCTGACTGATGGCGCAGGTATCCCCATGTCCGGATACCATATTATTCTGAAATCCCGGGTAAACACCCCGGAAGTGGTGATGAACACTGTTGCTGATGTGATGACAGGAAACGATGGTGAATACTGTTTCCATGCGCGGACTGGAAAATATGGTGTGTATCTGAAACAGGACTGGCGCAACGAGTACAACGTTGGCGACATTGCTGTATATGAGGACTCAAAGCCCGGCACGCTGAATGACTTTCTGATTGCTCCTGATGAGGGCGACCTGAAACCGGATGTCGTCAAACGCTTTGAGGAAATGGTGGCGCAGGCGCAGCAGAGCGCCGGGGCCGCAGCCGGAAACGCACAGCAGACGGCGCAGGATGTGGCGGCAGCCGCAGGTTATGCCCGCGCAGCAGAACAGGCCAAAAATGACATTGATGCTGCGCTGACCGGCACCCTGAAAACGGCTAACCATCTGTCTGAAATCGCAGCAGCAGGCGAAAAGGCACAACAGAAGTCCCGGGATAATCTGGGGCTGAAAAGTGCGGCCACGATGGAAGCACAGAGCGACATTTACGACCGGACAAAAGGCCGTCTGGCGATACCCGGCGCATTCGGCTTTGGGTGTGCTTTTCTGCCTGAAGATGTTATCCGTTTTGACACTAAGAGTGATTTCCTGGCCTGGGTAAGGAATGCGCTGCCAGTTGAATATTCCGTTGCTGGCCCCTACGGCA